GGGTTTGGCGCGATGTCGGGCGTCGTTTTCTCGTGATCGTTCAATGTTCGCCGCGCGCCATTCAGCGGCGCGTTTAGCGCCGGCGGCAGGATCGTCGCGATATCGCTTCGCCGCACGCTCTCTGTTGCACGTTTGACATCGCCCGTCGGACGTTAGTCGTCTGTCTACGTGACCATTTGCGCAAGGTTCGCGCGTGAAATAATGCTTAGCGTTTAGTTTGCGCGCCTCGTCACGGGTGACAGGAAGCGCCGAAAATGCAATACTCGCGGCAGTCATTAAGCACTCCGATTGCTTAGTCGATTAGAAGCCCCGGCGACGCGTCAACGTCACGGGGCTTTGTCATTCTATCAAAAGTCCAGAGGAATGATTGGTTCGCAGGAACATCGGCAGTTGTATATCTGGCCGGCATGCGTCGTCGTGCCGTCCGACAGCGTCGGCGGGTTGTCCCATTCGACGTATTTTCCTTCCATCGCCTTATGCGATTCGCGCACGATCCCGTCCCTCGAACTGCGCCATATGTACCCTTTTGAACCCAGGTGACGCGCCCGCGCCTCGACGAGTTTCGACGCGGTGCGTGCCGTTTCGGTCCGTGCGATAAGTCGGGCCCGATTCGCGGTGACTTCGTTCGACCGCATGATTTCCGCCTCGATTTCCGCGCCGCGCGACCCGTTCTCGATCGCGCGCAGCGTCAATTCGTGGACACGCTCGGCTTCGCGCAACGGGATCGACTTGATGAGTCCGACTTGCTCGCGCAATAACGATTGCATGAGCTGGCCCGTCGGCGCGCTGCGGATTTCCCGCCCGAGTTCGACGCCCATCGTGCGCGCGCGGGCGAACCATTCGTTTTCATCCTGGCGCAGCATGTCGCGCAGGAATCGTTCGGCGGTGACGCGCGCCCATCCGTCGAGCACGCCCGCATACGTGGAAAGAATCCGGCGAATCTCGGCGTCGGATGACGGGTCGCCCGGCGGGAAACCGCGCACGACGTCGGACACATGGCGCGCGATCTTGCGCAGCGCCGACAGATACGCGCGCTCAATCTTGCCGGGGCGGTGCGGCCGATCAGACGAACGTGTCGTCATCGTCGCCACGTGCGCCGAACACGGCGATCGCCAGCGTGAAAATCATGCCGGCGGCGAGCCCGGCGGTAAAGGCGAACGCGTAACCGAAATCGATATTCATACGATCACTCCGCGGCGAACAGGTTGACGACGTCGAGCGCGTCGGGGCAGGCCGCATATTTCGACAAGCGGCGAATGTTGCGGGCGATCTGATCGACCGTCAAACCGCCCTCGACGGCGAGCCGTTCTAGGCCCATCGCGTGATTGTGGCGCGCGTGATCGTCCGACATTTTCGATTGATCGACGAATTTCGCGCAGCCGGGCGGGGCATTTTTGACCGGGAATTTTTTCACGTTATGATTTCCGAGCGACAAGTTGCCGATATGAAACCACAGCATGAGCGCGGTCGGCAAGAAAATCATTTGTCGCCGAGTTTCCCGTGTTCGCGCTCGTGCGCGGCGATGAACAAATCCTGTTGCTTCGGCATCATGCCTTTGATTAGTTCGCCGATTTGTTTCGGCGTTTTGCCGAATTTCGCCGCGTATTTACTCATCGATTCGCTATGCCCGAGGATCGCGCTAATTTTCGCTTTACGCTCGCGACCGGCTGCGACGAGCGATTTGTGTTCCGCGTGCGCTTTCGCCGCTTGCTCCTTTTTGTATCGATCAAGTTCGGCATTTATATTTTTCGTCCGACCGGGGATGTTCAATTCGCCATGATCGAAGGGGCGTTCCGGTGCGGCGGGTGCGCTGGCGCTAGATTTCGACACGTCCGGCGATTTGCTCGACGGGTTCAATTTCATGCCGTTCATGTTTCCGCCCGCGCCGCCGATGACATGACCCGAACCGTCGAGCAATATGTGTTCGCCGTTTTCAAGCGTGATCCAGTGTTCGCCGTTCGCGTCGAGTGCGTCGCCGGTACGGGTCGGGCCGTCATCGGGCGTCGCCGTCTCGTCCATCGGCGCGGGCGGTTCGCTCGCCGCGCCGTCGATATCTTCCTGCGTGATGTGGCCGAATACGCCGGTCAAGCGCGCCACGCCGCGCAATTCCTTGAGCGCGGTCGCCTGCGAAATGATGCCGGCGTTTTCTGCCGATACGACCGCATCCGATACGGTTTTCGCGACGTTCGCCTTTTGCTCGTCCGTCATTTGCCACAGTGACCGGAATTCGAAATCTGCATCTTCGGGCCATTCCGTTCCGAGTTCGGAGCGGCAGAGCAGGGCGAGAACTTTCGACAGGCCGGTGCGCAGCGCCCGATTCTGTTCTTTCGACACGTTGTCGTAATAGGTGCGCAGATCGCTGTCGCCCGACGAATTCAGGCCGGCCGGCGATTGCCCGAACAGGCGAACGAGCGGAATTTGCGTCGCGCCCGATAGTTGCTGGCCGAACTGCAGCAGCACGTTATCCAGGCCCGAGAACGTGTACGAATGCGCTTCGAACTCGTCCGTCGCGTCCATCAACGTTAAACCTTCGTTGCTCTGAAATTTGCGGATCATTTCGATTTGCTTCAACAATCCGCCGAGCGCCGGGCCGCCGTTCGCGATGATGTCGCGCAGTCCGTTCACCTTGTACGTGCGCAAATGGGCTTTATAGACGAGCTGCGCCGCGCCCATCGTCGTGCTATCGAACGCGACGAGGCGATCGTATAGCCGTTCGAGAACCGACGCGCCCCAAAAATTATCGGTTTGCCGCACGTTGTACGGCATTTTTTGGCCGTCGAACCGGATCACGCGCGAATGGTGAATTGTCGCGCCGCGCAGCGCCGTCGCGTTATGCAGCACCTTGTAAAATTTCGGCGTGCCGAGATGCGGACCGATATCGGTCACGAGGTCATTGACGGAAAACGTCGTGTCGAGTTGCCAGCGGTCGAGAACGTAGACGCCGCGGAATTGTTTTTTCGCGATCTTCGATACGTCGAGCGGCGTGTCGGTCTTTTGCCCGTCGATCAGCAATACTGCGATCGATCCGCCGTACAGGCGCGACCATTTGATCGCGTCGTTCAATCCGTCCCATACCCCCAGGCGATCGAACGCGCGCGTCAAGCGGCCGATTTGCTCGGGCTCCATATCGGCCGAAATTTCGATGCCGGCGCGCGTCATGTCGTCGGCGATGATGTCGACGACCATGCCGCACAGCCAATTTTGACGGTACGCGTTTTCGAGCTGTTGCCGGTCGCGTGACAGGCGCGCGCCGATGCCGTACGTCGCGCCGTCCTGTTGCGATCCCGCGCCCAGGCCGACCGCGGCCATCAAATTTTGAAACGAATCGTTCGTCGCCGTCGTCGGCGCGGCGCTGCGCGGAGTGCGTCGTCCCATTAGTTCACCACCTTGAGTAGACCGCGACCGGGGTCGGGCAGGGTTATTTGCTGGCCGGTCGACGTCGTCGCGCGGCATCGCGGCACGAATACGCCGGCGGCGCTCGCCTTGATGTACGTCGCGCAGACGTTGCCGGCGATCGATTGCGCGCCAGTGACGAGCATGTCATTCGGCGCGGGCGTGCCGTCCGCGTATGTGACGGTCCAGTCGGCCGAGGCGATCGTTTCGCCGGCGGCGAGCGTTTGCGACGGGCCGAAGTCGACGGCGATGACTTCGACGTCGCCGACGACCATCGGGGAAAAGTTTTGTCCGATGTCGAGCATTTATGCGCCTCGATAGGTGCGGGTTTTCGGAACGCCGCTGTATTTGCGGGCGCGCGGCGCGGCGCGGTACGTTTGCCGCGCATCGGCCACGGGGGCAGGGAAGCCGACGCCGACCGCTGCGGGCAAGCCGGTCGTCGACGCTACGCCGACGCTCGCCGCGATCAATTGCGCGACCGGGATAAATGCGGTACGTCCTGTCGCCGACGCCGCGCCGATGCTGGCCGCGATCGTCGTGCCGGTAACGACCGATGCGGACAGGCCGCGCGCCTGCGCGGTGCCGACCGCTGCGCCGATCGCGTTGCCGCTCGATACGGATGCGCCCAGGCCGGACGATGTCGCCACGCCGACGGCCGCGACGACCGTTGTCGACAGGATGATTTGCGCGGCGAGTCCGGTCGCAGCGCTCGCGCCGGTCGACGCATTAACGGCAAGCCCGTTCGACACGTTGCCCGACAGGCCGGCCGCCGACGCCGCGCCGACGCCGCAGGCGATCGTCGTCGCCGTCTGAATCGTCGCGGGCAGGCCGGTCGCGGCGCTCGATCCGACCGCGCTTGAAACGCTCGTGCCGTTCGAAACGCTTGCCGTTAATCCCGACGCGCTGGCGCTAGCAACGTTCGCGGCGATCGTCGTCGCGGCGATGACCGATGCGGACAGGCCGGCGGCGCTCGACGCGCCGACCGCGCTCGATACGACCGTCGACGCGGCGATCGAAGCTGATAGACCCGCGTCGGCCACGGTGCCGAGCGATGCGGCGATCGTCGTCGCGGCCGATACGGAAGCGCCCAGGCCGACCGCATTCGACGCGCCGGGCGTCGCCGAAACGCTCGTGCCGCTGTTATTTACCGCCAGCCAGAGACGGCGGCGCGGGGCTTGGAACAGTTGCCACGGGTTGGCAGTAAGTGACTTGACTTCGGCTTGCGTCAGTTCCCGATTGAATATCGCAAATTGATA